TTTTCTAGTGCGAAAGGACTTTCGTCTCCACGTCCTGCTTTCGACGCAACTTGAACCTTTTCCCATGCAATTGTTTTCTTGGGATATGGGCCAGTCATGACGTTATAGTTTTCTGGATCGTGTACTGCGAGACCAAGTAATGCAAGAACATCTTTAGCATTGAAGTGGATGTCAGAATCAATGAACATTAAGTGCGTACTATCGGAGCGTAAGAACTCGTCGACGACATAGTTTCTTGCACGTTGTACAAGACTTTCGTTAAACAGATAGTAGAATCGAATCTCAATACCTGCTTTGGTACAAAGCATTGCAAGATCGTTACAAGATTTAGTGAAAAGTCCAGAACAGTTTCCGCCGTACATTGGTGTCCCAATGAAAAGTTTATAACCACGCAACTGTTCTGTAGTAATTTTAATGTCCATTTAATTCTCCATAATAAAGATGACTAACAGTATTTAGTCAGATGCCTCAACAATATCTCGCTCATCACTATCTAGACCAATGTTCTTGATAAGTCCATTATCATCACGAAGAACTTTCTTTGCGATTGCATATGCAACTGATTCACGTTGTTTTGCACCCAACCGATTTTTAGTCAACTCGGTTTGTTTTGGATACGTCATAACAAAAGATTGGAATGCTTCTACGATCTCTTCTTCTGAATAAGAAGTATCGACGATATCTGTTCTGTTCACTTGCAATAACCACGCAAGTCCTGTCAATAGATATACTGAAACGTTCGTTTCGTTTGCATAAGATGATTGAATGATAGAAGAAGCTGTTACGATTTCTTCCTCACTAATCGGTTTCATTTTTAAGTTGAAGTTTTTCTGAAGTTCGGCAAAACCACCAAGTACCTTCCCATCTGGGTTAAGACGTTCGACATCTAGGTTTGCATTCTTTAGTACTCCTAGTAGGCGCATTGCCTCTGGATCACTGTATGCAACCTGAGATTTGAAGATCTCTTCTGGTTTCATCTTTTCGTTCTCCGCATTACGGATCTCGAACTTACGTGCTTCGTCTTCTTTACATGCATTTTCCATCATCAGTGCATTGTGTCTGAAGGTTGATACTGAGATCTCTTCTAGTCCACATAGACCGGCCATGATACAACGACGAAGACCGTCCCAAGCATATTGTTTCTTGTTTGGACGGATTGCAACATCAATTGCACCGGCAACACTACTATCGTATCCACCAACTTTTCTCAATTTCTTGAGAATGAGGTTCAAACGAATCGCACGTTGATAACGCATATCAATCAGAATATCTCTTAGAGGAACCGTGTTACATTCGGGACCATAAGGTTCTGCTTTGAGTGCATCTAGTGTTTTTGATTTTAAATTGGAAATTTGCATGATGGTGTCTAGAATATCTTGTACAGATACGATACCATTTAGGGATGCGAGATAGCCTGATACGACAGACATTTTTGTAGATTTGATTAAAACAGTCATGTTTAACTCCTAAAGTTAATTTTGAATTATGATATTCGTCATGAATACCGTACATCTATTTATAACAATACCACAGTTGGTGTGGTTTGTCAAGCCCTATTATAGTTAGGGATCTTCCAGTTCACATCGTCGCATTGTACGTTGTAATACTGTATCCAATGGTGAGTTGTGTCATAGTCGATATCTACGTCACGGTCAGTAACTTCGACAATAACTTTATAACCTAACTCTTTCCATTCATTTATTCGTTCTAGTGTATAGATTGCAGGTTGGGCATTGAAAATCCCATACTTGTCTTCTGATGTATCACCTTCGGCAGCAATACACAAGTCTTCCATATCTATAGTTATCAGAGTCATTTAAACAGTCCTTCAGTGTCAAACTCTGGGATATCTGGCATACCATCTTCCCAAACAAATTCATGATTATATTTCTTGTAGTCAGTCGTTGCAAAGAAGTCTTCCATGCAAACTAATTCAATGCCAGGCACTTCGTGATAGATCTCTGCCATGCGTTTGTAGTTATTCATTAACTGATCGATACACATATTAACGAAGTGACCATGCATATCGCCTTTGACTGTCTTCTTAACAGTCTCTTCATTGTACTCTGTGCCGACATGCATTTTCCAGTGAAAGTCAAATGTTGTTTGTGTTCCGTTACGTAGAGGATGTAAGAAACCGTTTTCACCGAACTTACCATTCGCTCTGAGTGCAACCCAACTGAGTGCCTGCGCTACCCAATCACGACGATACAACAAGTAAACCTTTTCACAGGACTTAACAATATCAATATCATGAGTGTTAGGTAATGGGTATCTCCAGTTTGGTGTGGTGTGATCAGGCATCAACTTAAAACAAATAGGGTCACGTTCTTGTAGACCTTTGATGTAAGTGCGTGTGAAATCAAATCCATTCTTTTGACGATCATCCCACTCTTGAATTCTTGGATCGTCTTTATGATTTGTTCTGATCTTCATCTCTTGATGATACGCTTCAATACCTGCATAAGGCCAAGGGCGTTCATGGCTGAACAACTCACCTTTATAAGGAAGGTCATGCTCCACTGATTTTTGTAGTGTGAATGAAGTACTCCCTGCTCGGAAGTTTGTTAATACGCATACGGTTTTGGTCATCTAGTCCCCCAAAAAATTATCTAAGCTATACTGTACTGGTCTGTCATAGTTCAATAGCAGTAACTCTTTCTTCTCATGTTGATTTTCCGTATAGTTCTTAGATGACACCATAGTGTATGTCAGATCCCATTCTTGTTGATCCCAACCAGTGTACGCATTCCTCAAAGTCTCATTAGAGTTATATGTAATCATAATCATATTCTTAGAAGCGTCCACTACTTTGTGGAAATCTTGGTGGTCAAATGTATCGTGCATGTCACCTTTGTTACCATAGATGAATGTCTTGATGTCGTAAGGTGGATCTGCAAACACAAAGGTATCTTCATCATCGTCAAAGATTTCACTACAGTCTAGATTGGTAATCTTCCAGTCTTTCATCAAATGGGAAAACTGAGGCAACTTTCCAATCAATCGATGATTAAAGAGATCACGAACTGCATCCTTACTAAAAGACCCAGTCGTTTCTCCAAGACCAGAGAAAGAACATCTATTCATAACATAAAACTGCCAAGCAATGTCAAACTCATTCTTTGCAACAGACAAACCTTCACGCATGACTTTATAGTAATCTAAGTGCGCTTGTAGGGGATCTGATGCATTCAACAATTCGTTTTTAACATCGTGTAATTTCTTAGCGAGTTTGTCACCTTCTTTTTGAAGAGTAATCCAAAAACAATACAGGTTGTAGTATTTATCGTTCACATGCATAGGAATGTGTGGGAACTTCTTTGTGAATGCAAAAGCACATGAACCCCCACCAAGGAAGGGTTCACGATACTGTTTGATCTGTTTGATAGGTAACTGATCACCATCAAACAAGAATTGCACTGCTCTTGATTTACCGCCTGGATATCTCAAAGGTGTCTTTAGGTTATTCAAGGTTCAAGTTACTCCACTTTTTTAGTTTCTCACGTTTTGCATCAGCACATGCGTCAACGTTTTCCCAATCTATTAGACCATGATCGTGCAATAGGTTCAACATACACATAAGATCACCCACTTCTGATTCCAACTTTTGGTTGTTCTCATATCCGAAACGGATCATCTTTGCAGCTTCGATTGCAACTTCTGAACACTCTTCCATAAGAATTACCATCAGTTCGTCACGCTCTGTTATTTGATCGTTACCCATTATATCATCCTTTATACTGTTTGTCAATAGTTAATAAACGGTTATTGATATCCGTCTATCTGTTATTCCATGAACTGTATGCCATTTGTCTACTTCGATTTCGTGCCATTGATTTGGTTCAATAGATATTTCGTTTATCTTTTCACCAAACTCACTATCGTACCATGCAGTAGAAACAGAATCACCACCCGACTTTATAATGTAATTAATCGCAGTGGTTCTGCCACCGTCTATATGAATAGGTACATCGTCTTGTAATGTCTGATAACATAACTTATTATATTCTGGAAACACATCTTTCAACCAAAAGTACAACTCGTCTTGACAGTCATGTATCGTATACTTGTCGGTATACCCACCAAAGAAGTTTTTTAATTTCAATATCTCATCAAGAGGTAAAATAATTTCTTCTGGTACGGCAGGTATATCCAGTCTTTTAAACATAGTGCGTTAAATGATCCTGTAGGAACTCTTCCAGTTGTGGTGCTTTCCACCCCTCTGGTTTCAGTACCTTACCATCTTCACGCTTGCGAACTTTACCAGTCTCTGGATCAATCTTCGCAAAGTTTGTTTTCATAACTTCATCCCAGGCACCCTGACCATCCATACCACCTGCACGAATTGCACCAATGGTTACGACAAGGATATCAACTAATGCATCAAGTTGTTCAATCTTATCATCTGCAGCTACTGCCTCGACAAGTTCACCAACCTCTTCATCAATAAGAGAGAGATACATTTTATAGTTGTCTGCACTAGGTGGTTGATCACATGCTTCTGCAAACTTATTAATATCATCAAACAAGGACATTAAACGGCAACTCCTGCAACTGATTTGAGACGGTCAAATCGGAATGATCTCCAACCATTTGATTCGGTATCCCAAACAACTTGGATCTCTTCGTTCGGAGCACGATTGCGATTAATCTCATCATCAGATGCGACTGGTGTTGGTAGGAAACTTTCCTGCAGAGTTGCACTCATCTTACGTAGAGTTCCATCTGACTTTTCAAATTCTACTGCAACAATTCCTGTTGTCAGTTGTTCTTTCAATTTTTGTTTATCGACCATTGATGTTTCCTTTCAAGTTTTCTATCATATCTTTAATGCGAAGTTTTTCTTTCTTCGCTTTTATAATTGTGTATTCTGGTGCTTTCTCAGCAATCAATGTTTCTACTATGTTGTGTTGGTGCGAGTGACTATCTTCCAGATGTTTTAGTCTGCGTTCAATCTTTTCCACAGTTGCCTCCTATACAAAGAAATCTTCTAGTGTGTTTATCTTCTCTGGAACCCAACCAATCGCTTCTAGGATTGGTTCAATCGGGCCAAGGAAAACTTTCTCGAACTGTTTCTCGTAATCTATGTACTGTTGCAGTTCGAACTCTGGTGGTAGAACGCCTGGGAATGAGATCATATTCTCTTTCACTGGGTTCGGTTGTTTCAGATAGACAAACTTAATCTTGTCACCTGATTGGATCGATTCGTATCTCTTGTCGAGATCTTTCGACTTGAGGAATTGATTGAAGAGGATACATCCACGCACGTGCATAGGACAACCCTTCTTATATCCACCTTGATGCATATAAGACTCGATACTATTCGTACCAGAGTTCTTCGCAATATCTTCTGGTGGTAACTTGTAGAACTTATCCTTGAACTCTGCGATGAAGTCCTGCACGTTCTCTTCAGTACCTTCCATAATAACCTTGAAAGTATCTTTGAGTTTGTCACGACAAATCTGGGGAGTAGAAGAACGTACTGATTCGAGACCAGTAACAGATATCTTAGGTGTCTCGTAGTGAACACCTTCAGAGTTGAGTGCATTCATGATGTAACGTTTCTTCGCAATGAACACAGACTTGTCAGTGATCTTCTCACGTTTCATGAACATAGCTTGACGGTAAGATCCCATGATCTCAGATAGTTCTTGGTAACCCTTGTCTAGGATCGCTTCGATCTTTGTTCCACAGATCTTGTCGAGGAACTCTTCACCTTGTTTACGACTGATGTCAACCGTACCGAACACCTCTTCAATCAGAGGACCGAAGTTTACGTAGATAGAGTCAGTATCGATGTAGACGATGTAGTCTTCACCTTCTGTCTTCAACAGTTTGTTCAAGTACTCGTTCACAGACTTCTGCGCCCAACGAATGGACAACTGACCTGAGACAGTGATCGCTTCTGCGAATTCCATAATGTAGTAGAGGAAGTAAACGTTTGCAGTCGCACCATACAACGAGTTCATAGAGATCTTAATAGACATCTGCGAGTTGTGAAGTTGCGTCACTTGAGACTTGAGTTTCTTGATCATTGCAGGATCTGTCGCATCTTCAAGTGTCTGTTCGACCTTCAACATCTCTTTCTTAATCTCAGAACGACGACCATAGTACTCATCAATGATCTGAGGAATGATACCAATCTTCTCATTAGAAAAACAAACACCGTTTGCCGCAACTGATACAGATGGATCGGGGTTCTGGTAATTACCTTCCAACACCATGTCCTGAGACACAGACTCCAACCGTTGTTTCACCAAAGTCTCTGGTGACATATTGTACTGCAACATCAAGTGTGGATACAGAGAGTTCAAGTCAAAGGACACCACCCAAGGGTGCATCCCAACTTTAGGATCTTTCACGTAACCACCAACCAGTTCATCACCACGTTGACCTGCACCATCTTTAAGAGGTGGCGCAATACCGTCATTCAGAAGACGACGATAGATCGTTGTCTCCCAGATACCCACAGTACCGAACGCATCACGCAAGTTAACACCACCACCATACGCCATAGTCATAACGAGGGACATCAGTCCAGTCTCGTCTTCCATGCGTTGGATAAGTTGTGTGTCTTTGAGGTTATAGTCCAAGTAGAGTTGGGGGTTCTGTTCGTACAATCCAGTAAGGTTACCATACTCAGAGTAGTCAAGTTTCTTCTCACCCAACACAACGTGTGCGATGTGATCCAACTTGTACGTCTCTTGTGTACCGTACTTGTATCCGAACTTTTTGAATGCGTCCATGTAGTCGACAACTGAGACACCTGAGATAGTCCAAGTACTCTGAGGTTTACCGTACATCTCACGTGAAGATTGACGGATGTTACCCCAAGGTGAAAGTGACTTCGCAGTGTTCTCACCCATCAAACGAATGATGCGTGTCACAATGTATTGAACGTCAAAGTACTCAACGTTCCAACCAGTAACGATATCAGGGAAATCATTCTTCCAGATCTGAATGAACCGTAGAAGTAAAGCTTTCTCAGTATCAAACTTCATGAACTGGATGTCATCAGGATCGATCCCAGTGATCGTTGCATCTTTGTCGTAGTCTTTACGTCCCAACAAGTGGTAGGTATCAGACTTAGAAGACTTGATTGCAATCGACGTGATCTCTTTGTCTGCAGTATTGATATCTGCATAACCATCACTGATGTCAACCTCAATATCAAACGAGAAGATGTTGATGTCTTCGACGTTGAACTGAATGTCGCCTGGATATGTTTCTTGGATGTACTGTGCAACGTAGTTAGTTGTACCACAGACTTTGAAGTTGGTCACATCTTTGTAATCTTCTACAAAAGTCTTCGCTTCCTGCATGGAGTCAAAGGTCATCTTCTTGAGAGGGAAGTTACCTTCCAAGGAACGGAAGTCCCCTTCACCTTTGGCAGACTGCAGATATAGAGATGGTTTGAACGGAACCTTACGAGAGAAACGTTTACCGTTCTCGTAACCTCTGGTCAATATCTTTTGACCAAACCGTTCTACGCTTGTGTAGAAGTTTACCACTATAACTGTACTCCTGATTCTTGTGTGATCTCTGTCATCTTAGTAAGTATACCAGAAATCATGTCTTGTGTCAAGAACCCTTTTACAGTATCCCCATCTTCTGTCACACCTTCTAGAGGTGTTTGTTGTTTATCTTTGTAGACCGCAATCTCAAAAAGACCCAATTCGTTTCCATAGGAACACTCGTTCTGTACGATAGATAGTTCATAACTATCGTATGAGATTCTTGCCTGTATTCCTCGTGGAACTTTTGTTGGTTTGAAGGATATATCGGAGTATTGCATGATGCACGTCCTTTAGGTTTCAGTTCCGCCTAGGTTTATACAGAGGGCTTGTTGTCCTGTTTTAAAGTGTCCATCACCTTTACCAACATCAACAGCGAGTTTTTCTCGTGCATGGAAGCACTCAATCATATCGTCATGTTTAGTCACCAACTCCACATATGGAACGGTATCGTAAAAGTATATAAACACCAATGCCCACATTGTACTACATTCTCCTTAGATTGTCAAGCTGCAATTTCACTAAAGTTCTTGACTTTGTTAAACTTGACGTGTGATGTAAACTTATCACCAAACTGATCACCTCTGTGAGATATCACAAAGATATTGTCATCTGTATTCAAGTTATGCAGTGTTTCGATCAAACTATCGATACCTGCACCGTCCATTGCACCGTCAAGTGTCTCATCTAGTAGAAGTAGGTTCGTACTCACACTATTACGCAGTTTGGCAACTGATCGCCACGCAAGCATGATAGACAATGTAATACGAAGTTTCTCACCTTCTGAGAATGATGCATATGAAAACGTGTCACGGAAACGAGACTTGATCACTTCATTGAAGTTCTCATCTAATCGGAAGTCTACGAACAGATCAAACGCACCCAAGTATTTATTGATAAGTTTGTTCATTACAGGAATGTACTGTGCGATAATCCTCGCCTTGATACCACCGTCTTTTAATATATTCGAAAGGACACCTAGTACTGACTGATGATCTAACATATCTGTACGTTCTGTAACCAAACCATTTAATTCGTTTTGAAAACCTTTTAGTTTAGATGTATCTACTTCCTCAACCTGTTGTTCAGCTTTATCAAGATCACCTTTATAAGATAGTAATGCATTCTTTGCAATTCTGATCTCACTA